TGCTTCACATCAAGGCCCCAATTTCGATTCGAACCCAGCTTTTTAAGCACAAGGTAGGGTTTGTCGAGAATGAAATTTCTCGTCGCTATGTAACCGAAGAACCCGAAATTTACATTCCAAAGTGGCGTTCTAAGCCCGCAAATGGGGCAAAGCAGGGGTCAGAAGACTTCATTACCAGCGAAGACACTGTAGCGGCTGCTGAGGCCATGTACTTTGGGGTGGCTAGCGATGCCCTAAAGACCTACAACTGGCTCCTAGAGGCTGGCGTAGCCCCGGAACAGGCCCGTTTCGCCCTACCCCAGGGTACATATACCGAATGGTACTGGACGGGTTCTCTGGCCGCTTACGCGCGGGTTTACAAGCAACGAATCGATCCCCACGCACAATGGGAAGTCCGGGAATACGCTTCGGCTATTGGGCATCTAATTCAGCCCTGTTTTCCTGCCTCTTGGCAGGAACTGACGAAGTAATCCTTGACTAAATATCCAACACGGCTAGAATGCCCCAACAAAAAAAGGAAATATGTTAATGTCACTACCCACCCCGTACCAAAGTTTTATTCATTCCTCTCGCTACGCTCGTTGGATCGAAGACGAAAAGCGTCGTGAATCGTGGGAAGAGACTGTAAAACGCTATTTTGATTTCTTTGAGGAACATCTGAAGAACAATTGCAACTACAAGCTTTCAAAGGATCTTCGCAAGGAACTTGAAACAGCGGTATTGGATTTGGAAGTCATGCCATCCATGCGTTGCCTCATGACCGCAGGCGAGGCACTAGAACGCGACCATGTAGCAGGGTATAACTGCTCCTATGTTTCAACGAGCAAGGTTCGCTCATTTGACGAAATTGTATATATCTTAATGTGCGGAACAGGTGTCGGTTTTTCTGTCGAAAGGGAATTCGTTGAAAAGCTTCCTACTATTGCTGAAGAATTTACAAATAGCGATACTATTATCGTGGTCGAAGATTCTAAGATTGGTTGGGCTAAAGCCTACCGAGAGCTATTCTCACTACTCATTGGTGGTCAGATTCCGCAATGGGACGTTTCAAAAATTCGTCCTGCTGGAGCGAGACTTAAAACCTTTGGTGGACGAGCATCGGGACCTGAACCTTTGGAAGACCTTTTCAGATTTACCATTGAAACCTTCCGCAAGGCGGCTGGTAGAAAGCTCACTACGGTCGAATGCCACGATATCGTATGCAAAATTGCTGAGATCGTAGTTGTTGGTGGAGTTCGTCGCTCTGCTCTTATCTCACTCTCGTCCCTTGACGATGATCGTATGCGTATGGCAAAGAGTGGTGCATGGTGGGAGAACAACGCTCAACGCGCACTAGCAAACAACTCAGCCTGCTACAAGGAAAAGCCAGACATGGCTACCTTCATGGACGAATGGGTTTCACTCTACAAGAGCAAGAGCGGAGAGCGTGGTATCTTCAACCGTAAGGCTGCAAAGAATCAGATCAAGCGTCTTGGAGATCGTCGTGATCCAAACCACGACTTCGGAACCAATCCTTGCTCAGAGATCATTCTACGCGACCGTGAGTTCTGCAACCTATCTGAAGTCGTTATTCGTGCAGACGATACTCCAGATACACTTGCTCGTAAGGTTCGTCTTGCGACCATCCTGGGTACATTCCAGTCTACTCTTACCAACTTCCGTTATCTCTCAAGCGACTGGAAGAAGAATTGTGAAGAAGAGCGTCTACTTGGTGTATCTTTGACTGGTATCATGGATAATGAAATCACCAACGGTCGTGCTGGTGGTGTAGATCTTGCGGATGTTCTTGATCATCTTCGTCATGTTGCAATTGAAACCAATAAGGAATATGCACATAAGTTAAAGATCAATGAATCTGCTGCCATCACTTGCGTAAAGCCAAGCGGAACGGTCAGTCAGTTGGTTGATGCTGCTTCGGGTATTCATGCTCGTCATGCCAACTATTACATTCGTCGTGTTCGTGCAGACCGTAAGGACCCAATCTGTCAGTTCATGATCGACAAGGGATTCGTTGCCGAGCCATGCGTAATGAAGCCCAACCACACAATGGTTTTCTCATTCCCCATGAAGTCCCCAGACCATTGCGTAACTCGTAACGACATGACCGCAATCGAACAACTGGAGCTTTGGTTGACCTACCAGCAATACTGGTGCGAACATAAGCCAAGCATCACTGTAACTGTTCGGGATGAAGAATGGATGGAAGTGGGAGCATGGGTCTATGCTCACTTTGATGAGATCAGCGGTATTTCATTCCTTCCACACTCAGATCACACCTACCGTCAGGCTCCATACGAAGACTGCACCAAGGATCAGTATGAAGCACTACTGGCTAAACTTCCTACTGATGTTGATTGGTCAGAACTATCCAACTACGAGAAGGAAGATAACACTACTGGAACCCAGACTTTTAGTTGCACCGCAGGAGCCTGTGAGATTGTTGATCTGACTAAGTAAATATATTTTAGTATTTTAGCAGCCCTATTGACAACAATAGGGCTGTTTTTTTATCTAAATATTATATGATTGTAGCAGGAATCGATTATTCTTTAACATCTCCTTGCATCTGCATCTATAACGATTTTCAAAAGAAGAAGATATTTAAATTTGAAGATTGCATGTTCTTTTTTCTTACTGATATAAAGAAATATGCTGATGTTTTTTATAATAATATTCGGGGAGAACTATTTCCAAAATATGACAGCAGCTGTCAAAGATACGATAGCATTTCAGATTGGGCTGTGGACTTGCTCATAGGCTGCGATATGGTTGCCATAGAAGATTATGCTTACAATGCAAAAGGAAGAGTATTTCATATTGCAGAAAACACGGGAATACTGAAATATAAGTTATATCAAAAAGCGATTCCTATTGATGTTGTTCAGCCTACTGTAGTGAAAAAGTACGCTACTGGAAAAGGCAACTCGGACAAGAACAATATGTACAAGTTTTTTTTAATGGAAACTGCAGTTGATATCAAATCAATAATTACACCCGGAAAAGACGAATCGACCAATCCTGTGAGTGATGTGGTCGATTCGTATTATATCTGCAAACATCTTTATAAAAGCATGAACGAATAACTATTGCGCTGCTGATGGCCCACCCGCTCCACCTCCACTAGAGCGAGGGCGCGGTTTAGTAGAATCTCTTTCTTCGCGCATCTTTTGTATTTCTTCGCGCATCTTTTGTAATTCACTTTCTATGAATATTTTATAGGCTTTCGCTTTATCCTGTTGTGATTCTAAAACATCAGGCAAATCACTATAACGAGTTGGATCTCGCTCTTTGAATGGTTTGAAATCTATTGATCCCTCTCTTAATTTTTCTCTAAACAAATCAACAGTTGTTGTAAGTTTTTGTCTGGGAGTTAATGTTCTGTTTCCATATTGTCTTGGAGTATTCATCAACGTTTCATCTGCAGAATTTTCAAATCCTTTGAATTCAGGAGATAACATTAATTCTCTAACACTTTTATCCACAGTTGTTTCACCAAAAGCAGCCATTCCTGCGCGCACGGCAGCTTCTGCTCCAAATCCTGTTGCTGCTGCTACTACACCCGGTACTTTTAGTATTGGAATTCTGCTAGCAAAAGCACCAGCTCCTTGTACAAATCGTGTAGCTTTTATTGCGTTTGGTAACCAAGATGCAGCTCCTTTTACTCCCTTTGCAATATACGGAGAACCACCAGTTGCAGCTAATCCAACAAGACTAGGCTCCCAAGCATCTTCAGTTTCAGTCCATTTTGCAAATTTATCCATTAAATAACCACCAGCTGCGGACGGTATAAATCCACGCAATGTTAACGATTTCCAATCTTTAGGTAGATCTCTAGAACGATCCATCCATTCTGATGCAACTCCAGCAGCACCATATCCTACAGCTTGAGGTATTCCTTGATCCTTTATTCTCTTTTGCCATTCTTGTGATAACCAACTAGAAGCAATATCGGTTGCAAGTTTAGCACCGTAACCAACGGCAATAGGATAACTAAATTGTTTCAAAGCCTGTACCCCTTTTTTGACTCCCTTCCGAGCCGCATCGCTTTTTTCTGCTGCTAATCTTTCTGCTGCTTGTTCTGGAGTCATTTGACTAGAACTTAATCTTCTTAATATTTGGTCAGTAACTAAATTCTTCGTTTTTTGATCTACACTTGGAGCAAAGCTAAGTCTATTTTGAAAATCTTGTACACTACCAAATTCCTTTAAAAATTCTTTGTCATCCACTCCCAAAGCTGATATTGGTGTACTAAGTCTTGAATCTGGTGTTCTTGTTGGATCTAGAAGATCTGTTAATTGTATTTTTGTTCCATCCGGACGCTCTATAAATCCTCTCATTGGCTTATCTGTTACTGGATCAAACCCAGACATTAATTGTTGTAATTGTCTTATTCCTTGTCTTGTCGTTAGATCTTCTCTTACAACCGGAACTCTTTTTATTTTGCCTTGTGCATCTGGTACATCTTGCATAAAGAAATTGGAATGTTCACCAGATTCAATAAATTTATCCAAATCTGCTTGATCGGCTTTCCATGATGTTAAGTCTAACATTAGTTTATCAGTGGTATCATATCTCCTATAACCAGCTATCCCACCGAGTGTGTCTAATTCATAATTCTTACTAGAAATATATTCTTTTACTAGATCATATGGATCCGTTGTTAATGCCGCTCTCCCTTGTGGAGATGGACTATATGGACGAGATCCGCCCATGGGTGAGCCTAACGAAATATCTCTATAATTTCTGGCAGTTGATGTTATATCACCAAATACTTTATCAAACAGATCACCAAGATCTTTTTTTCTAGCGGCTTCAAGCGAATCAGCACCAGTAGGTTTGAATTGATCATACAACTCATCTACAATCATTTCTCTTGCCGCTGAATGACGTTTTTCCATTCTTTCAGCGACAGCTTTTGCTCTATCTTTAGATGATTGAGCTACACCCGAAGCATCAATCGCGGCATAAGCTCGTCTAAAAAAATCAGGATCCATGGCATCTGGATTAACCACAG